GGGAAAAATTCATTTTCGACCCTGAACGACGCGCAACTCTGTTGCATCCTGACAAAAACACTTCTCAAAATGTAAAAATCAGAAAAATAAATATCCATTATCCAAATGATATCCACAGCTATGAAATCATTGGAGAATTGGATGGATATTTACTTTCAAAAGTAAATATCCAAGAGTATCCACGTATCCACGGGGGTGACGCGAAAAGTCGGTCTACGGCCTTTTTGACTTTGCCTTCCAGTGTCAAAAAAAAGTTGCCCTATATAGGGGGTCTGAAAAGAAGGGAAAGGTCATAAAAACCAGTCACTTATCGGTATACTGTAAGGACGTCTTTACAGCCCTCCCCACCTGTGGCATAAGACTCTTGTCTGTAAGAGTGATTTCGTTACATGGAGGACTTTATGGCAGGTCAGCCCAAGACAAAGAAGAATTCAGTTTCATCAGGAAAGGTCAAAAAGACAAAGATGTCTGAGGCTGTCATTAACGATGTGATCAAAGACGAATGCCAGCAGACCTGTGAGGAGAAGGAAAAGAAGCAGGAAGAAAGAAGAAACCATGCGTTTGCTTCCAACAAACTCAGACTTGAATCACTCATTTCTGATGATTGCTTTTTGTCTGATATAGAGCTGGCTATCTCCCCTCCCCCTGTGGCAGAATCGAAACTTCCCTCAGCAACATATGTCAGAACTATGGATGGCGGTGTCGATCGCGCTCTTAAAGATGATTATATGGATGAAGAGGATAGAAAGAGAGTAGAAAGTTATTATATGCGAGGGGTCAAACAGGCGCTCAAACACGTCTCCGACATTGTGGGCGATGATAAACTTATCTCGCATATTATTTCGTGTCAGAAAGTCATTGCTTTGTTATTGCAGGACACAGCTACTTTTGTCTCTGCTGTTGAGACTATTGATGCTGCTGAAATGGCCGCCCGTGTATCTTACTATTTTGATGACTGCGATAAACGCAGGCGTTCTTATACTGTTCCTGGACTTGCTTATACAATAGGATTTATGCATCGGAAACAGATGCTGCAGTTTGCCTCAGAGCATCAGGATGAGTTGACCGGCTACATCGTGGCCAGGGCTCTCATGAGAATTGAAGACCAGCGGAATATTGAAATTATATCTGGTGGTGGACTTATGTCCGGCCATAAGCTTGACCTCGCTACTAACTTTGACTGGAATGATGCTAAGGCTAAGCCACAGAAAGAAGAGTCTACTACAAATATAACGCAGAATATTATCAATATGAATTCCTTGCCGCCAACTTCGATGACTGTTGAAGAATGGCAAGCGCAGTTTCTATCGCAACAGTCAAAGCCGGCCCTCGATGTAACGCCAGAAAAAAAATAGGCCCCGAAGGGCCTGTCTGTCTGTCTGTTTTTTTCTTATTGTTATTCCCAGATCATTTCTGGTTGTTCCACCTTAATATCAACCCCTTCTATATGTAAGATATGGTCGAGGCCAGTCTTTTCAACACGAGGAACATATGTATCCAGTTCGTTCCATTCGACCATTTCAATAAGTCCATCAGCGAACAACTTTCTTGCATAATCAGACGTTGCCATTATCGGCTCCTTTGGTTTTTACTTCCCGTGTTATTACGGAATAGTTTATTTGCAAGAGGGAATAGAGATCGAAGAGGTTACTCATGGTGCGCGCCCTGGGCTCCCGAAGCAGATTTTTCACTCGATAGTTTTTTTCTATGTTCTTTTTTTCCCTTTTCGGGGGCCAATGGCCGGGAAGCCCCGGTTCACCATAGCAGCTGGAAATCAAGTTTCCTCAATTATCAGGTTTTTCTATTTTGCTATTTTTCAACGAGGGGGATGAGGGGGGTTTTATGCCAGGCCCCACATTCATCGACGTGCGTCGTCGTACGTCGTGCGTTCATTAGAAAACTTAAAGTGAAGGTTGAGGTTCCATGAATTCACTTTTCATGAACTGTTCATCAGGCATGAAGTGCATCGGCATCCACTTCATATATGATGAACTCGGTATGCCTGGGGCATGGAGTTATTGAGTCAGGGGGTTGTTGACTGTCGCCAGGCGGCCGCCGGGGCAAAAAAAATAGGGACGAGAGCCGAAGCCCTCGTCCACCTGTTCAACACGTTGCGATCTGGAGCGCCACATACGCCCAGATCAGAATGTCCGCCATTCCTATCCACGTCGACCAAAATACTTCTGCGCAACTCATCTCGTAACTCATATCTGCTCCTTTCCTTCGAGTATGAGAACTCTTCTCTCAAGTTCTTTGATCCAGTGACGAAGATTGTCTATTTCCAGTTGCATGTCGTCAGCACCAATCTCCTCACGTCTTTCTTCACGTTCAGCATCCAACTTTCCATCTCTGAATTCTTCTGCTTTTTCTTGCGATGAAAATGGACCATATGTTTTCCAGTAATAACCTGGTGCAATTTCAATCTTTCCACCAGCTCTACGCCATTTTGTGCGTCTGCATGTAATGTCGCTCATCTCGCCCTCCTTTGTGGACACCGATGACCGAAAAAGTACTCACGGCGTCCATTGTAAACCTCTCGAACAACCTCAGTCTCTCTCCACCACCACGCTCTGTGGACCTGGAGCCACGTCAGTCTGTGAAAGCTACCACTGACTTTCATATTCCCATGCCTCCCATTCCTCAGATGATGGATCTATCTCTTCTACTTCGACACTGGTGCCTATCTCTTCTTCCATACCTACCTCCTATTCTGTCTGTACAAAAAAGGCCGGGCGGCCGAAGCTGCCCGGCCTGCCGGCCTAGCCCTTGCGCTGGAAGGCAATCTTGCCCTCCCAGCCGAACTCGCCGTTCAGATCCGCGAGTCTGATAGCCAGGAAGGAGACAGTGCCATCCTCCTTGCGGTACACGCGGCCCTGGGCGTCGGCCTTGATGCCGAGGTGCAGAACCGATGCGGGCTCGATGCCGAGCTGCTCCTCGCAGAAGTCAGCGTCCTCTCCGAAGAGCCTGACCGGGCAGCCGCCGATGACCGCGACGCCGTCACGGCCGACGAACGAGCACGGCTTGCCGGTGACGGGGTCCACGAAACCCTGGAGCAGCCCACCGAACGTGGACTTTTGGTCCTCGTTGGCGGGCAGGTACGACACGTTGGACAGGCTCAGTGCGCCGGTGACGACCTCGCTGTTGCGCATGGTGTGATCGGCCAGGAACTGCGCGAGAGGCATGGTCTCACGGGTCTGAGCGGCGGTGGTGGACTGGGACTGGGCCTGGGAGCGATTGGTAGCTGTGGACATGGTGTCCTCCTATGGGTTTGGTGCCACCGCATCCCCACTCACCCCATGTGAGCTTAAGATGCGATGATATTTGCACTGGGGCAAGGAGATCGCGTGGTAGAAGCGGGGCGCACGAAGCGCGGTTTGGCGCACTGGAGCGCGACGAAGGAGCGCAATACGCTCTTGTGCGAAGCAGAGCGAGCACGGGAGCGGTGGCGCGGCCCTTGCTGCGAGTCTTCGAGCATGCAATGGGCCGTGACGCCGCGGCTCTGGTCTCGGTGCTGCGAGCGTGCGACCGAATCAAGGGGTAGGGACTCCTGTACCGGGCGTGCGCATGTATATGGAACCACCTACATGCCTACCCTTCCCCCAAACTCCAAGATCCACTTCTTCCCGTAGTCTCCCAAAAACTGTGGATTCTGGTAGACAAACCGTCTTGTCTCTCAAAACTTGTGGTCAACCTACCGATCGATTGCAAAAGGCGGAAAAAAGCAATAACTGGTGTGAAAATTTTTTGGAAAAAAGGAATTGGAAATGGCAAAAAAGAAGCGCGATGCTGTTGTTGCATCAGTTTCAAATTTAAATGTGACAGACATATGGGCACCTCAGCAGGGTCCACAGTTGATGGCTACGTTGTGTCCTGTTCGTATGATATTGTTTGGTGGCGCACGAGGCGGTGGAAAGACAGACTGCGCCATAGGAAAGCAGATATATGGAGCATTGCGTCACGGGTATGATTGGAATGGTCTATTTATCAGGAAGAGTTTCAAATATTTTGCTGGTATTAGGACAAGGTTGCGTCAACTGATAAGGCTTGGTCTGCCTGCTGAGCTTGTGGGTCCTGAAGTTGGCACAAACTATTTAAGGTTCCATAATGGCGCTATTATTACATTGACTGTTGTTGAAAGTATAGAAAAAGCAGAGTTTTTTCAGGGCCAAAGCTTCACTATGGTGTCGATAGAAGAGGCCTGCCAGTTTTCTTACATTGATATGATGATAGAAATGCTGAAGGGATGTTTGCGTTCTGCTGCAGGCGTTCCGACAAGTATGTTTTTGACGGCTAACCCTGGCGGTCCTGGTCATTCGCAGGTGAAGAGCAGGTTTATGCCGAAGGGTAGCAGGCCTGGTCAGGTTATGCGTGATTCGAGCGGCATGGACATGGTTTTCATTCCGAGCCGTGTGGAAGACAATTTGATTCTGTGCGAGAACGATCCAGAGTATGTTAACTTGCTCAGATCGATCAAAGATCCTGCTCTTAGGAAAGCGTGGTTGGAAGGAGACTGGGATGTTGTCCTTGGCGGCTTCTTTGGAGACGTGTGGAACCCGTTTAAGCATGTCATTCCGAGTTTCAGGCCTCCTGCGCATTGGCCTCGTATTGTTGGAATGGACTGGGGTTCTGCTACGCCGTTTTCGATTGGGTGGTATGCTGTTGCAGACGGCGAGACGTCTGTACCGTTGCCTGGAGGCGCGCGTATATTCAGGAAGGGTGCATTAATTAGGTTCCATGAATGGTATGGTTGTCCCAAGAATCCCCAAACTGGAAAGATAGAGGCTAATGTTGGACTGAGGTTACAGAGTACTGATGTCGGTACGAGGATGGTTGATATGGAGGCAAGGATGCCTTGGCTCATGGGCCGTACACCATCTATGGACAGAATAGCTGACCCGAGTGTTTTTGCAGAGAAGGACGGTCCCAGTATAGCAGAGAAGTTTGCGGATACTGGAATTGTATGGAGGCGTGCTGAGAATAGGCGAATTAGCGGATGGGATACTGTAAGGCAGTTGTTGCACGGTGTTCAGGTCTCTGCAGAATGGGGTGAAGACGAAAATGGTGATCGGATTCTTCTTTCTGAAGAGCGTGAACCGATGTTGTTCTTTACTGATAATTGCGAGCATGCAATAAGGACGCTCCCTGAGCAGGAGCGTGATATGACTGACTTTGAAGATATTGATACTGCAGGCGAGGACCATGCAGTTGACGAAATCAGGTATGTAGCAACGTCTCGTCCTTCATTGGGAATATTGTTAAAGGATCTTGAAAAGCCTGCACCGCTTGGCGAATGCGAGAGGGATTTTCTTTCTGCACAGGCTGGATCAGATAATTCTGCTATTATGGATGACTTGTCACTTCCAAGAACTGCTGATATGGGCTATCTGGCAGAGGAAATAGGTGGTCTTAGGGTTCATCAAGCCAGATAAAGGAGGGGTAATGATGGAAGGAACAATAGTTTTGCAGCAAAACGACGTTTTGCAAATGATGATTTATGCATTATTAGCGGCGTTTACTTTAGTTTTGCTTATGCTCGCTGTGACTTTTGCCGTAATGATGAAACTTGCTTCTGGAAGTAACAGGAAGCCTGATACGGGTGACCTTCCATATCAGGCTTCTGCTGATATTTTCAGCGACACGTCTCTTTATCAGGCCCGTGTGGACGGCGGTATGGATGCGAAGCTGGATGATGAGGCTCGTATGGAGTATGAAAATGCTCTTAAGAAGCTGGATGTCCAGATTGGAAGGGCAACTGCAGAGATGCTGTCGAGAAAAAGAAGGCCGGCCGGTGGTCCGTTCCAGGCTTCAGCGCCGGGGGTGAGCGATGAGTAAGTATGCAGGAATTCCGTTCAAGTGCGAATGTTGTGGCGGCGTGTTCTATGAACTTACAGCGCAATTCAATCCGGCATCTCCTATGAGGGGCGACTTTGTTGCTCTTCTTGAAAAATATGGTGTGAACGGTTTCAACTGGTACGACTTTCCGCACAATGAATGTACTGTTGGCGACAATGTCGCGTGTGTTCAGTGCGGTGAGCCGATTCGGATGGGATATGTGAATGGTCAGTTGGAGGTGTATTTTGCAGAAAAAGAAAAGAACGCAGAAAACAGCGTCGACGAGTTCAGTGCAATCTTACATTCGCCGTCGTGGGGCGAGGGAGACGGCGGCCAGGGGAGCGTTCTGGTCGATAATGGCAATCATGACGATTCTTGCTTCGATAATGATTGTGGACTTTATGATAACATTGACATCGAAGATCCTCTCATAGCAACAATTCTGAAGATGACGGCCGAGGGCGCAACGCAATCGACAATCGCAGAAACTTGCGGAATTACCGTTTATCGTGTGAGAAAGCTTCAGAGCGGAAAATAAATCATAGTGAGGTGGAAAATGAATTTTCGTGAAGTGATTGATCGCGGTAAAGCGGCTCTGCTCTCCATGAGAGCCGACCGGGAGGATGATACGGCCAGGCCAGCGGTGAATGGTGAGCGATTCGCGTTGGCAAAGATGCCGGCTGTCGGCGACGACGGCGTCTCCGAGTACTTCGGCCGGCTCTATGAGGAGGCTGCAGCCGAGGTCCAGCGCCTTGGCATGCATGAACGATGGATGGCAAACTACGTTGTGTCCAGGGCAAAAACGATGGTGCACCGGCAGCTCCGTGAGACGCTTCTGGGCGGGAAAAACGCAAGTCTTTCTCTGGGGCTGATCGGTGCGAATATCGAACGGACGGTGGCAAACATTACGGCGAGAAATCCTGTTGCCAGCGTGCAGGCCACGAGCGGTGATGAGGCCACAAGTTCTTCGTTATCGGCGATGGTTGACCAGTGGAATAACGAAGAGCAGCAGTACCAGACTCTCGAACTCGCTGTAAAGACGCAGGAAACGTACGGAACAGTTATTGAGAAGGGCGTCCTTGATGCGGACAACGGCAAACTCATACCGTGTCCTCTTGATATCACGGCATTCCTTCCTTGTCCTGGGAAGTATCATGATATTCAGAAAATGCCGTATTGCTGCCATCATTATGCCGAAGATATTTCTGTTATCGAAAAGAGATATCCAGCCCTTGAAGGCAAGGTCACAGAGCTTGCAAAACACGCCGAGCTGTTTCTGACTGACCGTGAAGACATCGTGATCGATTCGAATATGCAGGGTGCCGGCCCCGGCTCACTGCCTGCGTCTGGTGGTGGGTTCGATCCCAATCGCTACACGACCAAGATGAACACAATGGGTCATTGGGGTAAAAAGGGCTTGTTGATTGAAGTCTGGTGCAGAGACTATTCAGTTAAAGTCGAGAAACAGCAAGTTCAGCTTGGCGTACACAAAGATTCTGGGCAGCCTTTGATGTCTGAAGTCGAAGTTGTCAAGGAAGCATTTCCAGGCGGAATACGTCTCGTTGTTCTTGTTCAGGGCATTGATGCAAAAGAAGGTAAGGGTCGTGGTGATTACATTGTCGCCTATGATGGACCTAATCCAAACCTGAATTGGTCTATGCCTGTAGACTACATCAAGGACTGCTATCTCTATAAAAGGTTCCCGTTCTCAGTGAGCAGGTCATATCTTGATACGGAAATGTTCTGGGGATTCTCCCAGGCTGAGACAACTGGTGATATCGCACAGGCCATCGATGAACTTTGGCGTATCATTGTTAAATACCTGAAGCTTTCCTTGCTCCCAGCCGTTATAATTCCCAGAGACACCGGACTTGATAAGTCGCAATTCGCCTATATCGAAAGGCTTGTTTTGCAGCCAAGTAGCGCCACTACTGGTGCTGGAATCAGATTTCTTGACATGCCAACGCCCCCTGCCTGGCTGTTTCAGGCTCTTGATGTCCTGACACGATTTTTTGATCGTACCAGTCAGATTGAAGACGTTGATCGCGGTGATGCTCCTGCGGGTATTATTGCGGCTTCGGCTATTCAGATGCTGCAGGAGCGTGCCGCAGCTCTCATTCGTGCCAAAATTCGTGGTGTTGATTCGCTCGTCCGTAATCGTGGTCGCATGTTCATCAGTATGATTCAGAATTTTCATACCGACGCTGAGCTTGTCAATGTCAGCGGCAAGGCTGTGGAAATTACCGGTATCAACTTTGCTGGTCAGAAGTTCAGCTATATCGTCGAGAGTGGTTCGACGGTGATCAAGACTGAGGCGGAAGAGCGCCAGATGGCTGTGGATCTCTTCGCAGCCGGGGCGATCGATCAGCGTGCGCTGCTCGAAGCCGTCAAATTCCGTGGCTGGCGTGAGGTTGTCGAGCGCATGGCGGAGGCTGGCCCGTTGGAGCAAGCTATGGAAATTTTGGTGCAGGCCGGCCTGCCTGTCGAGCTTGTGCAGGAAATCTACCAGATGGCTATGCAGGCCCAGGGCGGTCCTGGTGATGATCCTGTTTCCAGGGGTGGAAACAGCAACGCGGAAAATGGACAGCCGATGCCTTCCGGCATGGGTGGTGGTGGAATGAATATGCGCGGTAAGGCTCCGCAGCGGCAAAGGGGTGGTGCTCCGGCAAAGTCCGGTGTTCCGATGACGCAACAGAAAGGTTAAATGAGGAGATTGAGATGAAGACTACTTTTACTGCTGTTGATGAGATGACTGGCGAGTTCCCTCAGCGTAGCGATATCGAGTCTGCTGCCGGGTCAAGATTTAAGATTATCCATCCGTCTCTTCTTGGGGCGATACTGGATGTGCAGCAAAAGCTTTCTGATGGAGAGTGGTATACGATATATCAGATTTCGTCTGGATATTGCACCGTTATCGACACACCTGATGGCGGTCTCTACAGAATTAAGTGTTCAACGTACGGGTCTGGAAGTTTCTCCGTATTCTGCCAGGAGTAAATTATGCGCCCAATGTCGAAATCTGTTGCGGCAAATGTCGTCAAGCGGATTAATGAGGCTGCAATAGGAGGGTCGCTACGCTATCCTCCTGGCGTTATGTTTCATTATGATGCTGACAAGGAAAAATTTTCAGAATTAACGCGTGGTCGGCATGCGTTCAATCATTCCATACTTGCTCCACAGTATGAAAAACAGAAAGATGGCTCTACGCTTAATGTCGGCGCGAAGCCTACGGTTGATGTGATTGCAGGGTTCAAGGGGCTGCGGGGTTGCGGGGTGGTGCAGAATCTGCTCACGAACTCGGTGTTTGCTGGGGCTGTGAGCGGGACGCCTGGAACTGCGCCGACTGGATGGTCTGACGCTGGAACAGTTGGCTCGTTGGAGGCCGTTACTGGCGGCTTAAAGTTCACAGCGTCGGCGTCAAACCGCTCGATCAGAGAGGTAATATCTGTTTCTGCGTCAACGGTATATCGTTTTGGCGCAGATTGTATATGCGACGGCTCCGTCGCGCTCAATGATATTATCAGGATAAACACCCGTCCAGCTGGTTCGACATTCCAATACACTGTTGACGGAGTAGCACAGGCCGAATCCTATGTGCCAGCAGGAGGATTACACACACTGGCCATTGTACTCACCGTGTCAACCACGGCAGGAACTCCGCTTTTCCTGATCGGATGCGGGATAACGAGCGGAAGCGCTACTGGAACCGTCACCATCTCCAGCCCCCAAATCACAGCAACCGCATACCCTCAACCTTACGTCCCGACAACCGCATCCGGCCCTGTCACCCAACCAGCCTCCAACGCCACGACCACGAACGGCTGTTGGTTCTCTATGCCACAGTATTTGGACGCAGAGACGAATGATGGGCAGTATAAAAGGAGTGGGATTGAGAAATTTATACTTGGTAACATAGACGTCACAGAAACGACAGCATGGACTCCGTTGAAGACCATAGGAGATATTGGATTAGGTCCGGCACATATTATAGAGATAGTTGTTGACTCTATATCTGGCGGAAATTTGTATGTATATTGCCAGAACACGTCGCAGACAGCAATTATAACCTCGCCAGGAACGTACAAATACATATCTACACCAAATGGGACCGCAAAGTCATTTGCGCTAACGCCAAGTGCAACTGGAATGACAGTAAAGACATCGAAAATTTCATTACAGAGCGTAATCCCCGCCACGCAGTTGAGCGAAATGTGGAAAGCGTTGGATGGTGAGCCGGATGGGGTTGAAAAGTGGGATGATTCACTTGTTACTGGAGAAGCTGGATGGACATACAGTGGATCTGGAATGTGGATATGTTCCGGCGGTACTGCAGATGCATGGATGACAATTGGCGGAGTTAACACTGATGATCGTGTTTTAGTAGACGCTGAAGTAATTTCATATACTTCTGGAGCATGTGCGATAAAAGTCAGGGGCGGAGTCGCTTCTGTATTGCCAAATACTATAGGCCGCTACAAGCTTATATTGACCGCAGGGGAATATGCAATGACAGGATTTGACGCAATAACAGCATACACAGGGACTGTCAAAATTCATTCCATCCAACGCATCCAGCCACAACCCCTCACCATAGCAACTCGCGTGATGATGGGCGTGGGGAGTGCGGATTTGCCGAATAGTACGCTATTTCCGTACCTGTCTTGCTTGGCATCCCAACAGGATATTGACTACGGGCAAAAGGGCAGCACTGGTATTGTCACAATTATCAAATCGTACGACAAAACAAATGTGGCATATGTTAGTGGTGATATACTTTTTCAACGCAACGCCATCATCCGCCGCGTCACCCAAGTCAACACAGCTGGAACACAATTCCGCGTCGGGTACATGATTGAAGGAACACACACTGCGATACAGTGGAGTTCGTGGGCAGCTTTTGACGGATCGTTCGGGCCTTCAACGCTCTATCGCCTCATGCTCGGCTACAACAACGCCTATCCAATGTGGTACAACAAAATAACAGCATGGCGCAAGCAGGTTTCGGATTCTGAACTTCTGGAGGCATGGGCAGCATGATGCACGACTACCAACCATTCGGCGCATACTATACTATAACAGAGACTTTCAATGATCCATCCGACTACCGTCACGGGCAACCTATTCTGTATGGATCTCCTCGACTACACTACATTCGCTGTTCGCAAGATGTATTTTATATCAGGTTGGCGAAAGACCCTGCCGAAGCCTTACTCGATATCGACAAGGCTGGAGAATTCCTTTGTGACTTCCGTCTCGACTCCGCTGATGGCCAGGCACTCGCCCTGACGTACATGCTCACTGGAGACAAAAGCGGATTCCATCCCGTAACACAGGCAGCAATTGCCGCAGATGAGGCTGAGGGTTTTGATCGTGAAGCCGTCATCGAACGTCGCGCTGGAATAATGAGCACAGAGTTTTTGGGATTCTGTCCTCAGCATGTATTTGACGTATTGCCAGAATTGGCTTTATTTGATGAGATAGAAACTGAAGATGAGATTATAAATATTCCAAGATTTGATGGTGGTTCATGGTGGACGCTTGATAATCCTGAATTCATGTGAGGGGTCGCATGGAAGAGCCAGTTAATATTCCAACAGATATTAGAAATTATCTCGCAGGGAAGGTTACTCCAATTGAAGAACGACAGCCGTACCGTACAGCAGAAGTTATTTGTTTACAGTGCTACCATCGCTATCAAGGCGTTTGGCCCGAAAAAACACCTCTCAAAAAACTTCAATGTCCAAATTGTTCTAAAATTGGATACATAATAACCACAGGAGCATAAGGAGTCATTGTGCCTACATATGAATACTTTTGCAACGTATGTAACAAGTCTTTTGAGGTAGTGTGTCCAATGTCGGCGCACAGTGTTCGCAGTTCGTGTCCTGCTTGCGGAAATAATGCTGACCAGACTTTTACGAAAATTGCGACACAGGACGATCATCCGGTCTGGCTCGATAAGAATGTTCGTGCGCAAATCCAGGGTGATAGTGGCCCGCGTATTGAGACAAGGTCGGAGTTGGAACGCTATTGCAAAAAGAACGGGATTGTGCCCAGAAATTAAATTTCGCAAAATGTTGACGTAATTTTCAAATACAGTTTAGGAGAGATTCATGAGCAATATCGATCAAACTACTGCGGTTCCGACATATAGTCGGGTCATTGACAACTCCAAGGACTACGTTGCCCCTGTTACTGAACAGCAACAGGTCCAGGCCGGCCAGCAGGGTCAGGATCAGGCCGGCCAGCAGGGTCAGGATCAGGCCGGCCAGCAGGGTCAGGATCAGGCCGGCCAGCAGGGTCAGGATCAGGCCGGCCAGCAGGGTCAGGATTTTATGGGTGAAATCAGAAGCACACTGGCTTCCCTCTCACAGCAAATTGCCGGTCAGGGTCAGCAAGGTCAGCAAGGTCAGCAGGTTGCCGATCCGAACGCAGATTTGGCCATGAAGATCGAACAGCAGCTGTCCGACCTCCAGGAAAAGGCGACAGCTGGTGAAATTACCTACGCGGAAATGATCCGCCAGACGGCCCCGCTTCTGTCCGAGCAGGCTCGTCTTCAGGTCAAAAATGACCTGAATCAGGAAAAAGAGGCAGAGCAGATTCGCGGCGCACAGGACGCGTTTTTGGCCGAACATCCTGACTTCATGGACTTCGTCAAGTCTCCGGAGGCTCAGGCTATCCGGCAGGCGAATCCTATCATGGACAACGTTTCTGCCTATTTCGCGTATCAGGCGAATATGGCTAAGGCGGCAACAGGCCAGCTGCAGACTGAGATGCAAAATCTTCAGACGCAGATGCAGAATTCAATCAAGGGCGCAGCCCAGCAGCAGGCCCCCGTCGTTGGTGCCGGAAACGGAGGAGCCATGCAGGTTCCTCTTACTTCCCGCGGCGATGGTCGCAAACCACTCGAAGGTGGTTTGGCAGCCTTGCAGGGCGTACGTTCCAAGAATCAGTGAGGTATAGAGCATGGCTCTTCTCGACGAACTCCAGGCAGTCACGGATGACTTCATCTTCAACCGTGTGCCCGAAGACATCTATTTCCGGGACCATGTCCTGATCTGGAAGCTGGCCAAGAAAGGCAAGTCCTTCAACGGCGGTCTCAAAATTCAGGCCAACCTGGAATACGGCAAGCAGCATACCGGTGCCTACGGCCCGAAGACCGAATTCCCGGTCGCCAAGAAAGAGATCATCACTGCGGCCTTCTTCGTGTACGCCGCCTACTTCGGCATCTCGACCTACGACATGGAAGATCAGCTCCTGAACAGCGGCGACGTTGCGATGGTGAACATCATCCAGACGAAGCTCAAAAACATGCAGAAGTCGATCCGCGACACCATGGCCATCGACATCTGGCGTACGCGCGCCGAGAACCTGGCCGCAGCCCCCTACGCCGACGCCCGTCCTTTCGAAGGCGTGAAGGCCCTCTTCGATCAGACTGCCAGCACCACCTACGGCGAAATCGCTCCGCAGGATCTGTTGAAGGAAGACGGTTCTACCTCCATGTGGAAGGCCGGCTACAGTACCACCGCCAAGGTGATGAGCTTCGCCACCATGCAGTACATCCGTCGCCTGGCCTCCATCGGCAACTCCGACGCCGCTAAGCCCGACCTGTACATCACGACTGAAGATCTGAAGGACGCGTATGAAGCGACCATTCAGGCCCAGGTCCGTTACAGTGACAAGGCCCTGGCCGATTCCGGATTCGACAACGTCCTGTTCAAGGGCGCGGCCATCACTTCCGATGAACGCCAGACGGCCGGCTACGTTGACGGCTACAACACGAAGTATCTGGACATCATCCATCACAGCCAGCGGAATTTCACCAAGCCCGAGTGGAAGGCCGAGATCCGCACGCCGGAAACCTACACCTGTAACACGCGCTGGATGGGTCAGCTGGTCTGCACCAACCGCCTCGCACACGTGCGGGCGACCAGTGTCACCGTGTCCTAAGGAGGGCTGAAATGAAGAAATACACCTACACCGTTGCCGGCACCACCTCCGCCGTGAAGCATTATCTGCCCATTCCCGATGCGGGCAAGCTGGCCGGCCTGCGTGCTGTGGTCAACTCGACGCAGACGGCCGGCACCGCACAGGTCTTGGCCGGCAAGAAGGGTGCCACGCATCACATTCTCGCAGCCGACCTCGGAACCACCGGTGCCAATGGCATCGGCAACGTTGCCAAGGCAACCCTGAACGCCGATGCGACCGACGCTGAACGCGCCCAGATGTTCGATGGAACGACCCCCATTGAAGTCAGCGTGCAGCTGGTCGTGGCCGGCATTGTCGGTATCACCATTGAAGTTGACGAGTACGGTATCGGCGGCCTTCGTCCGTAAGGAGCACTGATGCAGAGCGCGGAAAAGCTGATTGAACGCGTTCAGAAAATTGTAAAGGACGGGTCGTTTGGCCCGTCCTTTATTCTTGATAGACTGAACGACGGTCTGATGGCAGTTGTTATGGAAGTTTCCCCTCCTGATCTTGTTGTCATTGATGGGGAAGTAACGTTTGCTATCGGCGACAAGGTTGTCGATATGCCTGGCGACTTTCTTGGTCCTCGCGTCAACGAAGTATATAACTCCACAATAGAAGAAAAGTGTTCTGTATATTACAGATTTTCTGATTTCGTTCATATTTCCAAAATTCGTAGTCCTGGTGACATTACGCATGTTTGCATAAAGGGAAAGAAAATACACGCTGCAGGCATTCCTTTGAGAGAAAATACGCTTCTCGTGCATTATCTTTCCACTCCTCCTCTTTTTTCCAGTATTAATGATAATGGGTCAAATATTACGTTCCTTCCTGATTTACTCGGCGAAGAAGCTATCGTAGCCTACGCAGCGTCAAGTATCTTCATGATCATTGAAGACGGAATTGACGGAAAGCAGTACAATACGGATAAGCATCTTTTTGTATACAAGGCAAAGCTTGAAGCAATATCAAGTTTCTTTGGCATGGAATCAAAGGAAAGAGAGCCTGAACAGGTACGTGATATGATCGGAATTTCTGGCCCTATAACCTACTCTTTGGATGAAAGGGGGCTCTGATGGCACAACGCCCTGTGTTCATTGCAACGAGTGGGCTGGATAATGTGACAGAACCTCATCGCCTGAAATATGGTGAAGATGGTGGATGTCCGCTGGCTGCCGCAGTCAATGTGGTCGTCGGAAATTCTGGCGAAGTACGTAGGCGCAATGGTCGTAAAAAGCTCTTTGATGGCCCTTGCCATTCCCTGTGGAGTTGGGGACCGTATTGTTTCTTTGTTTCAGAAGGAAAATTGTACCGCAAGATGAGCAACGGCAGCATCGTGCTTGTTAATGATTCTTGCGGAAACGAACGAATGTTCTTTGAAAAATTCGGATCTATCGTATACTGCTCGAATGGTTCTTTTAGAGCCATGATGCAGGATATGAATATCAGCTCATATTCGGCTTCTATTCCACAGCAGCGTAGATCTGATACAAGAGTCCTTGGAATTCCGGCGTCTTTTACAATCATGCGCGCGCATGGTGGAAGGATGTTTGTTGTTTCAGAAAGGTTCGTTTGGGAATCCGAGCCATTCAATCCACGCTGTTTTAACATGGCAAGCGGATTTTTTGATGTCGGGTCAAATGTTCTTGATATTATCTCTGTTAAGGGTGGTCTGTATATTTCTACTGAATATGAAGTCAGGTTTTATGCGGGAACGTGTATAGCAGATTTTCATCCATATGAAGCGTATCCGATTCCGTCAATTAAGAGAACAATGAAAAATATTGGTGGTCATCAACTTCTTGACGGACGAACAGTTGTCGGCACCGGAGCTATATGGGCATCAAAGGACGGCGTCTGCGTCGGTGATGTTAATGGGAATGTTATCAATATTAAATTTGGCAAGCTAGCCTTTGATAGTGCGATAAGTGGTGCTGCATGTGTTTTTCCTGGACATTACATATTTTCTATGGAGACTGAATAATGAGCGAGAAAATAACAACGGGTCTTGCAAATCTTATTGCTGAAACTCTTCGTACGTCATTTTTGAATGGCGTTGCAGCCGTTTATGATGGTACTCAACCGGCGAGTTCTGAATTGGCGGAAGTTGGTGTGTTGCTTGGATATATCACGAAAGATGGTGGTGCTTTTGTCGCTGGCGAGGCGACGAATGGATTGCATTGGGATGCGGCTGTCAACGGTGCATGTCCAAAGCCTACCGATGAAGAATGGGCAATCATCCCTATCGCATCTGGCACTGCCAGATATATCAGGTTGTATGATAATACCATGACAACCGGAGCAAGTACGACTGCCTTGCGCATGGATATGTCGTGCGGAATCACGAGCGGAGACGCTCTGTGGGCACCGACGAATTATTTGACAGAAGGCGTCAAGCAGGCTGCAAAATCTTTTAGTCTGAAAGCTCCTCTCGCATAGGGATACAGTAAATGTCTCTTCTACTTTTATTCCAAGATAACGATGTATCGTTAGAATATGGATTTGACGTAGTAGCGGCAATACCGCCAATTTCTATAGAGGCGTCAATAGAGTCACTTGGTGGAATTATTGCAGAAATACCTGCAATTCAAGTTGATGTATCATTTATAATTAGCTCACAGTTAGTTGCTGACGCATACATTCCTATGGTGGGCGCTGACATATCGATGTTTGAATGCCCGATGTTTAATGTAACCGCAGAGATACCTTCCATTGGATGTAATATCAGTTTTTTTGCTGTAAATAACTTCGATGTGTTGGCAGAAATACCTTCAATATCTACCAATATATCAATGTCGATAGAAGCTTCTAGTGTCGATATTGACGCTTCAATTCCAGCAGTTGCTGTAGGTGTAAGCATGTTCGAAGTGCTCGATAGAGATATAAGAAGCAATGTAGAAACAATACTTGTCTATGATAAAAAAAGACGTATGATATAGGAGTTATTATGTCTGAAGTAGGTATCATAAATAAAGCTGGCGAGTCTGGATCTATAGGAATTAATGTCGCTAGGTCAAAAAGGACAATCGACGGAATTATTTCTATGCAAAACGTACAGACTATGGTGCAGACAAATCTTATATCTCCTAAATGTAAAGTTTGCACTGCAAGCTTTACAACTTCCGATACCGTAGTAGATGTAGAAACACCTGACGCTGACTCTTCTACATTGCTGGTTGAATCTGGAATTCCCAAAATAGTTGTAATACCGTATATAACTTCAGATCAACCTGAATTTCCGTCGAGCATAACCGTTGCATTATTCGACGAAAATGCCGCAGATATCAACAGCTATCCTCAGTATATCGGCAGCGGTGAATCTGTTAAAAAGTGGCATGAAGCTGGCTCAACGTGTTTTTATGAGCCGATTTTCATTGAAAATATTTTTATGTCAACGTTGTTTTCTGTTAAAGCTGCATTGGCAGCTGTTCCGTCTAGTGCATTAGATATTAAGTTTTCTATATTTGTCGGTGAAGATGCAGTATATGTTACTCCAGTTGATAACTCTTTCATGCTGATCAACCCTGAGACTGGAGATTCGGCAGTCATTGAGCGTCATGATTTAACTATATCAGACCTCGGAACCTATACTGTATCTGGCGGATCGCTTGTCTTTCCTGGCGGAACACAAGGATATTTCAGCGTTGGCGATGAAGGCGACTTTAATTTTTTGTATGATGGCACCAGCCCATATACTCTAGAATTTTTCATGAATCCAATATGGGCCAACGATGATAGAATCATGTGGGTCGGAAATGGTGCCTATGGATTCTTGCTTGATATCAATTATAGCACCGGTGAGGGGACTGAGTACGGAATCCATATCACTATGAATAGAGCTGCTGATGATCCGATTTTCGTCGGCGCATACTCTTCTCTCGGGTCGTGGAGTGGAGAAAAACATGTCGCAATAACACTTGACCCTTCCGGATCAACGAATAGTCTTAGCGTTTTTTTTGACGGTGTTTTGGAAGATCAGTTTGATAGGTATGCTGGCTTTATTGTTACATCTGGAACAGAAAAATTGGTTATTGGTGGCCTTGCAACCTACACTGAAGCGTTTGAGGGATCTATGCGTGGAATAAGGATAACGAAAGAAATTCTCTATACCGAAAATTTCACACCTCCAACTGAATTCTAGGTTAATATATGCCAAACATTACATTGATTATAAATACTGTAAACGCAGCTCCAAGCCAATTCACAAATCATATAGCAAATGATTTTTCTGTTTTTGATGAAAAACTATTATTCACAACCGAAGATGGATTGTATGAATACGGCGGTGATAATGATGGATATGAAGACATAGATGGTGTCAGCACTCCCATCCCGATCAATGCGTATTTTTCTCTTCCGGTGCATGATTTCGGCTACCAGGGCGAAAAAAGTCCACGCTCTCTTTTGTTGGAAGGCAGCATAACCGGCGACATTGCGGTTGACCTTCTTGATGAGAATGGCGTGACAAAGACATATCTCGCTGAAGAACTGGATGGAGCAGATGGGATGAAGGTTGGGCTCGATACTGATCAACGCAGTCGATATATGCAATTTACTTTTAAGAATGTTGATGGGTCTTATTTCTCCATCGACGCTGCAAGTATGGTTTTTATACCTGGAGCGGAGGCGCGCAAGTGAGATTTTTCTTTTCTGGCGATGAAGAATTGTCGAGAAGATTTCTCCCAATAATATCTTCTAAGGCGAAAGCTTTTGAAGATAGATTGGTGCGTTCAAATAAAAAACAGGGAACGTATAGCGATAGTATACCAGGGCATAATGTAAGTTTTTTCTTTAGGTATTACTTTGGTCAGCTTGACATCATCGTAGATGCTCCTGTTTCAAGTCAACAAAAGAAAATAGTAAAGGATAAAAAATACCTTTATGAATGGAATTTTATATATAGTATTGGAGAGGTAAATGGTGGTGCATTTGGTGCATTTTTTTCCACAACAACAGCATTTATAACAAGATTCAGAGCAGCAGTAACTGCAACAGAAATAGGAAGTATTTCTTCAGATGATTCCTTGTATTATGACGAATCTGATGATGGAGAGCCGGCAAGGCCCCCTATATATAGCAACAACTATATATTTGATGGAATATCTAAAACCTTACTTGCATTGCTATCAAGATATAATTTTACGACTACATATAGTATTTTAGCGCTTGAAAATTTTGACATAGTTCACTCTGCAATATGGACTACTACTGGATATAATCCGTATAGGGCAGCAGACAAGGGAAATGTTATATCTTTTTTTTCTGGCGGAGACTTTGTAGATGAAGCTATCGTTGAATCTATTGTTCAATATGAAAAAACTGCATATGTATCAAATGCGGGAAGGTATCCGATAGCATATTATAACAGGTCATATTTCTATATTGATTCATTTTTTGGCGAACTTGGTGCCATACCATATATTGTCAAAGACTGGTATTCAAAGGGAATGAATATATTTGCAGAATTTATTGGCGGACAATCTTTGGCATCAGAGACAACAACTGCGTTATATATAGATTATACTATTTTATATGAAATAAGCATTAGAATATCTCGCGTAATAAATGGGGTTATATCAACGTCAGATGTTGGCATAATGAATCATGAATTTTCACCATATGTAGATTCTCTTATTTCATTTGTTGATTCTGGAACTACGCCACCTTCGAGATATCCTGCATGCATGGCAATGAGACCATATTGCGCTCCAAGGAATGTAGTATTTATATACACAGAGATAACTCCGGACTCTGGTGTAGAGGGAGATTTTAAATCATGTCTTTTTGCTTCTGATTTAATGTCTCCAACTGGTATGCCACTATATCAACTTGCTGCTAATTTGTTTGTAGTGTCGGGTTCATCTATATTGTATGGGACTACAAATGCAAAGATATTAATTGATAATATAAAAAAATGGTCATATGATGGGCGTAAATTTTTATATATAGAACAAAATTTTTCAATAAATGCGTCTGCATGTATATCTATTGGTTCATTTACTGGTAAACTCATATTCTATATTGTGACAAATACACCTGATATAGTAGCTGGCTTGACGATAAATGACTACACATCATCTACGATATTTTGGCATTCTAAAAATTTTGATGTCATTGTCGTGAAGGGTACTTCGTCGCAAGATGGTGTGTATAAGTTGTCAGGATCTACTTATTCAAAAATAGCAGATTTTACTGATGAAGAACCAGTTTTTCTATCAGATAATGGTGAAATAATTGCACTAAAAGGAATGATGTTTGTTGATGGCGTCGCATTTACATGCAATGAATGTGTTGGCGTATTTTTTGACGGATCTGGATATGTAGATAGGGGAACTGATGGTATATATAGAATATATGGAATGACTGGAAATTTGATTGAAGCTGCTCCGTCTGGATACAATTTTCATGAGTTATCTGAAGATTCGTCTATATGTATTATAAGTTCGTGCTACCAAAGTCCAGCATCAGCATTCTTCGTTGACCATGCGCTTGTTGTAGATTTCGCTGACGGGCCGGCTCATTTTGAAAAATGCGACAAGGTAATGACGCAGGAAGTTACAACCATAAGACGGGGCAGGCGATATACTGGGGATGTCTATGTCAAGCCGCCCTGGGCAATACATTTTGGCGCGGATGACACTATTGCAAGAATAAGGTCAAAGACAATTGCTGTAGCCTATAATGATAGTTATTCATTCAGATCTGATATACTTAATAATTATAAAAGACGACATAAGCATTTATGGCACCATAAATTAGGAGTTATGGAGCGTCTTTATGAGTCAAGGCCAAGAATACCAGAAGACTTATTGTGCATAACCACAGAAAGAATCGTGGAGGCGTAAATGGCAATCGATTTTAATTTTCCAAGATCATATCCGATGATGACGTCGCAGTCTGAACCTGGTGTTCAGGCTCGTGATCTTGTCGACGCAAGATTTTTATATCTCACTGATCTTGCAGAAGACTTTATTGATAAATTCAATGAATCCGTTGATCAGATGGAGGGTATATTATCACCGATTGTTGTCGATGATATTTCCGCTTCCGGTGTGGAAGTCCCTGAACTCGGTGGTGACATTCCGTCGTTTACCGATACATTTACCAAGGAATTTTCTGCGGAACTCGCTGACTTTGAGGTAAGCTACGTCGAGCCTGACGGAAAGCCTGATTCAGCTTTGGCTGAGTGGGAAGAAGGGACAATTAACCTTGAATCAGAGTTTATAGACAAGGTTGCATTCTGGTTGACTAGTGGGGAGCCGGCCATTCCAGTGGCTATCCTGAACGATATCTACAATGCGGCCGAATTGCAGCTTGATGAGAAGCGCAATGAAGCAATTTTGCTTGAAGAGAGTAAGGTTGCGTCCAGGAATTTTGAGATCCCTGCCGGCGTTGCCGATGCAAAGATCATGCAGATTGAGCGCGAATATGGAAAATCCTCTGCCGAACTTTCCGCCTCCCTAGCCGGGAAAAATATGGAACTCACGCAGGCCAATTTCCACAAGGCTGTCGATGTCGCTCAGGCATATATTACCGCCGCAAAGGACTATATTGTCAAAAGAAATGAGGCAAAAATTCAGTGGTATTCTGCAGCCATTGATGCATGGGTTAAGCAGGTCGATGCGGCAATTAAGGTTATAGAGGCAAAGGTTGCTGCATTTAATGGACAAGTTGAGGCTTACAAGGCTAAGGCTACGGCATACCAGACGGAGGCCGGTGTTTTTGAATCAAGAGTAAAGGCATATACGGCCCTTGTCGAGGGGTTGAAGGCAAAATATGAAACTCTTGCCGAAACGATAAAGATGCGTGTAGAGGTTTTCAAGGCCGAATCTCAAGCAGAGATCGAGGAAGCAAAGCTCAAAGTGCAGGCACAAATCTCTCAGAACTCTCTTGCAGAAAATATCCTTGCATCAAAGGCCGGTATGTACTCTCAGATGACTTCTTCTGCTTTTGGCGGTGTTCATGTGCAGGCTTCAATGTCCTCTAATCATTCTACGGGACAGAGTGTGAGTTTCGGTTATTCTTATGGTGAATCCGTTTCCGAACAGCACAGCGAAAGTCAGTCTGTAAGTATAGAGGGGTAATGCTATGGTAGTAGATCCTTATAAGGAGTACGTCAACAAGGCGAGGCAGGCTAAGGAGGCATCTCGTGCAGATAGCCTGTCTAAACTTAATGGTGACGAAAGTGGTGTGTCCGGAATCTCTGCCTCATATCCAAATGAAGGTGGTGTTCTCCAGCGTGACATCTTTGCAAAGACAAAAAATGCAATGGAAGAGCGTAGTTTAAAACAAAGGCCTGATTATGGTCTGAGTGGAGAACAGGCCCAACTTCAAAGGACAGTATCGAGTAATACATTCAGGCCGTCATCCGGTATTCCAAAAAGTGAGGGAAGATCAAGCGACGTTCCTGGGCTTATGGCCGGAGTTGCTACTGCTGCGGCAAATAACGTGAACCGCTTCGATCCTTCCAAGCTGACTCTTGGGAACAACGAGTTTACTGGCCAGGTCGGAATGTTCAAAGACGGAAAAATGCTTGATACCGCGCAGTCACAAAATGCTCTCGGTATTGATAAGAAACCTGGTGTCTTTATTGGTAAGATTGACACGAGCAAAATGGGTGGAACAATTGATTTTACCCAGATGTTTGATCAGGATGCCAAGATTGCACAGGCTCGTCTTAACAATGCTGGTCAGGATTATGTATTCGGAAATCAGAATCCACAGTTTTTCACTGGCCCAGGCGAGCCCGGTCCTGGAACATATGGTCGAGAAATGAACGATATGAGGTCGCGTCGTGATCTTTTGTTATCGCAGGTAGATTCCTTTAATCGTTCAAACCCTGTTCGACCCAATATGAATCTTGGCGAATCTATTGACAGGGCTCTTGCTACAAAGGGTATGCGAGACGAAATCAGGCAGATAGATGCTCAGATTTTTGGTCGCACAGAACTTGCCAATAAGATTATGACTGCGCTTATCGGCAATCAGGGTGACTTGGCAAAGCAGGGTATGGCGAACCAGGGCGCTCTTGACCAGCAAGCTATGGAAAACAGCGGAACATTTGCGACAAGGCAAATGATGGAAGCTGCAGAAACAGAGCGAAATGATGCCAACATAGCGGCTGGACGTTTTGATCCAAAGACACAGAAGACTGATGAAACTTTAAAATCTCAAAACAAGTTTACAAGCGACGCATATCTGCAGTATCTCAAGAGTGCTCTTGAAAATGGATCAATGACAAGGGAGCAGTATCTTACAGAGGTAAAGGCTTTTACAAATCGAATTGGCGCGCAGCCGGATTTAACTAGCGGAATTTAAAACAAGGAGATGGATGTGTCTACTCAGTACGAAGAAAAGGACTTGCAGGGTCAGCCTGTTGAGGCGTCTACGTCAATGAATCTTGGTCAGAGGGCAATGAAGAAGTACTCTGATAACTTTGATGAGTTTAACGATAACGGATATACTCCTGATAGCATATTCACATCCTTGTATAATAGAGACATAGCTAACGGTAATAAGTTTGCAAGCCCTGAAGATTGGGCAAAATCGAATGGTATGGATCAGTTTCTCACTGATGCGACATCATTCTCAAAAAATCTTCTTCAACAACGTGAAGATCAAATGACACGCGTCAAGAATGAATCAGAAATGGGCGATTTTGCGCGTGGCGTTGTCGGCGGTATTCACAAAACTGGTGGCCTTCTGGCTGGCCTTGGCATGCTCGGTTCGTCCAAGTTGCTGCCGGGAAAGCTTGGAGAAGGCTTGGCGTCCTGGTTCGGTGACGTCTACAAAGAGCAGATGCGTCAGGCATCCCTCTATCCCACCAAGACGATCATGTCGGAGAAGGAAGGGGAGATTTTCGATTTCTCCCAGGTCAATGATCTGGGAAGCGCCGTCGATTGGGTTCAGGGGACTATGGGCGATCTGTTCCCCTCGATGGCCTTCGGTCTTCTAAGCGGTGGTGCCGGCGCTTTGGCCGGAGGAGCTGCGGCTGGCATTGAGAAGGGTATCGCTGGAAACGTCGTTCAGGGTTTCGTCAAGCGTCAGGCTCAGCAGATGATGAAAAAGGGTATTGAGGAGTCCGTGGCGCTCAATCTGGCCAAGACGCAGTCGATGCGCCTTGCCGGCGGCGCTATGGGCCAGGTACTCGGCACGGCCATGCTTGAGACGGGCGGGAATTTCTCTCAGGCTGTGGACTACTTTGCACAAAAATTTCAGGCTCAGGGCATGGATGAGCACACCGCTCGTCTGCACGCTATTGACCAGGCCAGCGGAGGCCTCGCTGTCGCCACCGGTCTCGCGTCGGGTATGCTTGAGCGATTCGGCGGTTCGTCCCGGGCCTTCGACAAACTCTGGGGAAAGGGTGCATCCGAAGCGGTCGAGGATATCTTGAAGGTCGTGCGTTCTGGCCGGGCCAATCCTGGTGCCCTTGGTGCCGTACTCAATGTCGCCAAGAATATGCTCGGCGAAGCTGCCAAGCAGATGCCCGAAGAGTTCACGCAGGAAGCCCTGCAGGAGATTTCCTCGCTGATCAACCTTGATTTTTCCGATCCAGATTTCCAGCTGATGACTTCCGACAATCTGCGCGAAGTGCTTGGTTCCGGTATTGCCGGTGCCATCGGCGGTATGGGTTCTGCGGTCGCTACGCAGGCTATTGGTGGTGCCAAGACGGCACTTGGAATGGAAAAGACGCCCGATGTCGGCGCGCACATCAAGGACCTGCAGGCTCGTATCAAGAATCAGGAGGAAATTCTTGCCAAGGGTGGCGCTGACTTCCCTGGCATTCAGGCAAAGCTTGAGCAGAATCGTCGTGATCTTGAGGCTCTTTCCGGCTATGTCGAGAATGAGTCCAAGGGCATGTCGTATGCCGATGCCGCGGCGCTTATCAATGAGACGTTGCCGTCGGAGAATGGCAAGGCCTTTGGCGTCCGTCAGCTCAAGAATCTCATGCGTGATGGCCGCATCCAGAAGCTCGAAGAGGGCACTGTCGACCCGGTCAGCATCGCCGCTTTTGTCGAAGGCCGCAAGGCCCGGGCCGAAGGCGTAACCGATCCTGCCGAAATTCAGAAGCGTGTGGATGCAGCTAAGGCGCAGGCTGAACAGATTGTCACTGCCGCCCAGGATTTGCGTGCCGGCAAGCAGACGTCTCAGCCCGACGCCAGCACGCCTGTCACGCTTTACCGTGGTGAGAATTCCGCCAATGAGGCAGATGGGCAATGGTGGACCACGGATAAATCCAAGGCCGAAAAATATGGTGCTGTTTCAGAAGTGACGCTCCCTGCCGAGCTTGTTGTCAAACATTCCGCACGCGGCCATGGCGGCCAGGATGAGTTCGTCTTTCCGACCGAGGGTAAGCGACCGCACGATCTGGCCGCCGGGCTTACCACGAATCAGGCAACGCAGCAGACGACGCAGGCAACCCAGCAAAGCGATGAGGAACGCAGGTTGATGGCCGAGGCCGGCGATGAGGCTTCCGAGGCAGTCCCCGCCCCCGATGATCTGGAACGCTATGCCAACGAGGTTTTGCCCGATCCAGTTGACGAAGAAATTCCTGGTATCGGTGAGCATGAGTTGATTCAATCCGACCTTGACCGCCAGGCCCACCAGGCGGCCACATCTCCGCTGAACGGAAAAGCCGAGCCGACGGATGCCCAGAAAGCCGCCGAGAACTATCCCGTCGCTCCGGTCAAGGTCTACGGCCACAATCTTTCCATCCAGAATCCGCAGGGGTCCACACGTTCTGGCAAGGACGAGAATGGGAAAGAATGGTCAACGACCATGCAACATCATTATGGATACATCAAGGGAAGTGTTGGTGCCGATAAGGACCATGTTGACGCTTTCGTTACGTCTGATGCCAACAATGAAGAAGCCAAAGATAGAAACGTCTATGTCATCAATCAGAACAATCCTGAAACTGGTGAGTTTGATGAGCACAAGGTCGTCCTTGGCGCAAAAGACAAAGCGCAGGCCAAAGAAATCTATCTCGCCAACTATGAAAAGGGCTGGAATGGCCTTGGTTCCATCGTCGAGATGACGCAGGAACAGTTTGATAAATGGGTCTACAATAAGAAGGCCACGAAGGCTGCCGCTGTTGCACCTCAGGTTTTGACGAAACGGGATGGCAACGAGATACTGCCTACTCCCAAGGAAGAGCGTCCGACGATGCAGCGTAAGGGCCGCGCGCCGATGTCCACAATTGATGATGAGTGGTCTATGGCGTCACGCGGTTTCGAGGATGACGCCATTCCGATTGAGGCCTACGACGGCACGGAGTTCGGTGGTGCCGAAGATATGGACTCTGCCCTGGAAAAGTTCCGCTTTTTCCGCGACACCCTTGTGGACCACCTTGGCGAAGCTACCTACGAAAAACTGCGCAAGGCCGGTCTCATCAACTATGACCGCCTGGCCCGGTACACGATGGGCCTGTATTTTGCTGGTGACCGCACTGCCGTGTTCGATCCTGAGAAATTCAAGACGAAGCGCGGCGTGCTCTCTGTTTTCTATCATGAAGTCGGCGTACATCATGGACTTGAATCCATGGTTGCCAAATACGGTGGCGAGAAGGCTTGGAATAATTTCAGAAACTCTTTCGTCAAAGCCCTGCAGATCAAGGGCAAGATGAATAAGGATGAGATGATTTTCAAGGAGGCCTATGATCGTGTTGTCCGTAATTACGTCGAGAACGATGACGCCCTGAAGATTTTCACATCACTTCAAGGCAAGACGATGGAAGAGCAGATGGCTGATGATGCTTTCTTCCATGAGTTCCTTGGTCAGCTTGCCAACATGACAGATTTCACCAAGAAGCAACTTCCACACTGGATCGTCTGGTTGCGGGATCGCATTCTTGAGTTTTTCAGCAAGATGGGCTTCGAGCTGACGCCCACCTTCGAGCAGGTTGGCAGTCTCATCCAGGGCTCCGTGGCTCATATTGTCCACACGGACAATACGGGGATCAGATCGACGGCATTGCTTGCCGCCCACCGTGAGGCTTCCAGGCGGTTCGGCCAGGAGTCGATGGCCGGTGCCGTCGAGCGTCCGCAGGCCGAGACGGTCAAGGAATGGCAGCGCGTCGAGGTTGTTCCTGAAGGTGCCATTCAGGTCAAGGGCGTGAGTAATCGTGAGACGGGCCTGAACGGAAAGGTCTATGGTCTTCCCGTGACCGCCTCTGGAAAGCCGGTGCCGGCCGCTGCCGTCATGCGCAATTTTGCTATCTTTCTGAATCACGCCAAGGCCAATCCCGAGAATAAGTACGTTTTGGACAGCACGTTGGCTCACCTGACTGCTGATGAGATGAGCAAGATGTTGGCCGATAATCAGCCACTCAAGAACGTCTTGATTGTCGGCGAGGCTCAGGTTGCGAAGGCAGAGCCCAAGGCAGAGCCCAAGGCAGAGCCCAAGGCAGAGCTCAAGGCAGAGTCCAAGGCAGAGCCCAAGGCAGAGCCCAAGAAGTATCTGAATATTAGTTCTTATGAAACAGGGATTGGTCATAAACTTTCAAATTTTGCACGTATTCCTGTTGTTTTTAATGACAAAGAATATGCAAGATCTGAAGATGCATACCAAGAAGGCAAAAAGTCTCTTAGTGACTTGTCTGATAATAGCGTTAAAGAGCTTATGACAAAGATATTGGTCGCTAAACTTGAACAACATCCAGAGCTTTTGGATGAATTACAGGATGGCAAAGGTTTTGATGAAGGGTGGGCCAAATTAAGACGCGCATCGCATGATCTTATAAGGAATGGAAAGACCATAAAGACAGATCGATGGACTGGTCAGGATGGGTTGTTTATGCTGTCGTTGAAGGCTGCATATAATGAGCTTTGGCGTCAATCTGAGTCTAATAAGACCGAAAGCTCTATACAGTCTAAACATGACGTTCTCGATAAAAAAATAAATCTACCAAGTTCTGTCGCAGAGCTACCAAATTATGACAATGCAAAGAGAACAATGACATACGCTGGCATTGGATCTCGTCGCACACCTGAAAACATCATGTCTGCAATGAAAGATCTTGCTTCTGAGCTTGAGTCCAGGGGCTATCATCTTAATACAGGAGATGCTGATGGAGCTGATATTAGTTTTTTTTCTGGCACAAGAAAGTCAACTGTATTTAAGGCAAAGGATGCAAACGATGAAACACTATCTATCGCCAAGGAAGTTCATCCAGCGTGGGACAAACTTGGTGATTACGCGAAAAAATTGCAGGCAAGAAATACGTTTCAGATTTTTGGTAAAAAATTAGATACACCTGTAGATTTTGTTATAGCATGGACACCAGATGGCATTGAGACAGGTGAAGACAGAAGTATAAATTCTGGTGGAACTGGACAGGCCATTGACCTTGCTTCGCGTAAAGGCATCCCTGTTATAAATATGGCTAAGGACGACTGGAGGGTTCGTCTTGATTCTATTTTGGACGGCAATTCAGTCGAAAACAGGCAAGTTTCAAACTGGCCTGCCATTCGCAACGACGGTCCTCTTGTCCCCATGAATTATGAGCACAATCCTGAGCGTGGCAGAACTATGCGCCGGGACGTTCTCGATGCCGGCGTGACCAACACCTTTGATGCCATCTGGGAAGGTATGCGGACTGCTACGACCAGGACTGCCAAGCAGATCGAAAAATTGGAACTGTCCAAGGGCAAGCCGTTCTATATGGCTGAAGGTGGACGATTGATTACCGCCCATGTTGAGTCGATAACGCCTATTGCACAAGTTTCTCCCGAGGAATGGTCCAAGCTAGAAGGCTGGGATGCGGCCATGTATCCCCAGTATCTTGGTGACAAGAAAGATTTCATGGGTAGCGACGAAAGTTACTATCAGGTCAAATTCAAGGTTCTTGAACGGCTGTCTGATGGCGAGTTGCAGCATGTGTCAAAGACTTGGCCGGTACAGGAAAAGAAGGCTCCTCGTGAAGAAGATCCTCGTTTTGCCGCCGAAGAAGGTGTGGATTCCACGGCACAGCCTGCCGAAGCAAAGCCAAGTACCTATTTGGAGGATATGCAAAGAATCCATGATTTCGATGTCGCTAGGGTAGCTGGAGAGCTTTTTACCAAACCCGACTATCGATTTGGGGAGCGTCGTGACTCTGATCAAATTATTCCCTTTACGGACATGAATGCCGCTGCCGATGAGCAGAAGGTTGCTGAAAGAAAGCTGATTGATGCGATGCTCAAGGCGAATCTTCTTGCTTATCTCGGGAAACCTGTGCGGCAGGAATTTCTGCGTGCTGGAAAAGAAGGCAGACTTGGTTCACAGTATCAGCAGCAAATCGCTATTGATGCCTTCAAGGCTCTTCCCAGACATCGCCAGATGCGTGTTCTTGCGGCTACTGCTCCAAAAGAATTTGCGAAAGTGCTCTCTCAGGATCTGAAGAAAATCAAGGATGCTGCCAAAGGATATTCTGATTCTATCAAGCGCGGTGATGCAAGATTCATTTTTTCCCGTGAGCTGAATGAATTTTTGCGCGGCGTCATGTCGTACGCAATGAATGTTGGGCCTGCGGAAGACAGGTCGGCTGATGCAGTTCGTGAACTCAATCGTCTGCGCGCAAAGATGTCAGCAGAACTTGATAATGCAAAAGCCGATGAACGTTCTGCCATTCGTGCAAAATACAAGAAGGAACGTCTTGGGCTCAGAACGAAACGTACCGGCGAGTTCATGAAGAAAATGAAGGATGGCATTCGTATCGCAACATCTCTAATCAGCCAGATCGTCGATGATGAAAGCACGTTCTATATGAACATGGAGTCTTTTTACGGAGAGGATTTCAACAACTTTGTACGCGATCTCAAGCAGACGCGTACGATGCTCTATGATCTTGAAAAGAATCTTCGCACAAACAGAAAGCGCATGGACAAGGATCAGATGTCCTATGGAGACATGGACAGCGTTGCCATCCTGAATACTCCTGGCAAGGTTGCCACGCCAATTACTGAGCGTGTTCCTCCGTCCAACCTGGGAAATTACGAGGCCTATGTCGACGCCATCGTTTCCGAGGTCCGCAGGGCCATGGAATTTGTGCCTGGCATGAAACGCATGGCCGACCAGGCCAAGGGACTCTACGCCAAGCTCATCGGCAAGCTCGTTGCCGAGCGCGTTTATTCCGGGCGCGCCGGGCAGGCCCGAGCCGAAAAGTACGACTCGATTGCCAGTCGTTCCGCAAAGATTGACCTGTCGGCAAATATCGCAGGGTTCATCAGCCTGGAAGATGCCGAGCAGCTGCAGACCATCTTGGCGATGGATGTCAATGACCGTGCCGCAATGCATGAGGCCGACAAGGCCCGTCTTGAAGAGGCCTTCAAGTTTGCCGAATCCATTCGCAGTGATGCCGTCACAACCACCGCGATACTTGGCCCTGGACGCGAGAACGCCAAACTCATCTCCGGCCATGATTCCGTCGCCAGCTTCACCAGGAATGTCATTGGGCTCCACAATCGCATCGTGGATATGCTCAGGTCCTTCGGTGTGCTGACCAACCATGCGGCCGTTGCTGAACTCATGTTCCCGAAAAACACCTCCACGAATGCCCTGTGGAGCGATCAGGGCGATTTTGCCTCGATGGACACCACATCGACAAGCGCCAACAATGAAATGTTCCGTATCGTGTCCGATGCCGTTTCTTCCCTGAATGCGAAATACGGGAGCAATCAGGTTTCAGTGATCGATGGCGCAGTTTTCCCTTCTGTTACAGAAGGCGAAATACAGGAGTTGGTTGATCTTTCTCGCAAGGCGAAAAGTCTTGTGTCCAAAGACAGCGCGATACAAGAACTGCATGAAGAGGAGATTCTTCTTGGCCTTATTGGCCTCGGCCTGCGCAACGCAGAAAAGGGTATGAACGGACTCGTCTATAAGGGGCTACAGAAAGATCGTCTGGAACTCATGTTTAAGGCCGGGTTCGCTGAAAAGACCGCGGGGAACAAGTTCGTTCCGGTTATGGGTGAATTCAAAAAGGATGCGGCCCGCATTGCCCCATGGTCCTTGTTCCGCGATATGGAATATGGACTCAACGGCCGCGAGGGCACCTTCTTCTCGGCTCCTGGTAGCACCTACGCCGCCGTTCAGGACCTCTTGCCGGCCAAGGGTCAGTATCAGGATCTTCGCCGGGTTGGCCCCGGAGCCATGCTGTATGATCGCAATAGTGACAGACTGTTACTGGTTGGAGGGCGTACCTCCGGTTATGTCGATAACAAGCAGGTTTTTGGCTACTCGCTGATGGAGCCGGTGATGAAGGATAATGGCTCAATCGGCTTTTCCTGGATTCAGTCCGACACAGGCTCGGTGAAGATTCATAGTCTCGAAGAACTCTCGAATCTCCAACTCCACGTTGTTCCTCGCGTATGGGACATCATGGCTGGTTTCAGTGAAAAAGATGGCTTCAGGATGATGGACAGCTACGAGATCATGTCCGGTCTGCAGGCCAGAGAAAATCGCAAGGCTGTTGCTGGAATCGCATACCGTGCAAAATCTGCCATCGTTGACCGAGCTGTCTATGCGAAAATTATCACTGACGTTTCTGGTCAACAGCGGCTTGTCACCTTCGACGGTAACGAGCAGGAACGCATTCTACACATCGGTGAGTCGAATGCCGATATGGCATCTGAAAGTCTTATCCGCGAAGTAATCTCGAACATTATCGGCAACAAGGATTTCAATAATGCCGTAAATGTCGTTAAAGAATTCAGGGGTGATAAAAACAGTGAAGCTCTGGTTAACAATGCTCATGGCGTAATACTTTCTCTTATTGAAGAACAGCTTGATAACTACGTTTGCTTCAACATCATTACGGAAGAGCAGAGTCAGTCTGTTATGAATAATGTTGAAGATGCCATTGATAGCTATATTGATAGCAAGGTTGAAGAACAGGATGTCGAGGAGTTTGCTAGCGAGACGTTGAAAAATTTTGCTGAGGCTGATGAGGTCGAAGATTCTACCGCTGCGGATGACCGTGATGCTCCGGCCACACAAGGCAAGGTTGGCATCATGGAACTTGACGATGAAGATCAGCGGCTTCTTGACCTTATGGAGCCTGACGGTACGCCGGCCGAAATTCTGGAAGCAAGACGGACGGCTGATGCCATGATCTCGTCCGTCATGGACTATTCCTTCCGTGCGGAAGAGTTGCAGTCCGGTCATACTGGTCTTTTTGCCAGCCTACCCAAAACCGCCCGCCTCGCTGTGGACCGCATTCTCAAAAAACTTGGTCGTGCCGGTAGCGATCTGACCATCGCGAAGGCATTTTCTACCGGGGTGCTTTCCACGAATATCCGGTCGCTCATGGAATCCGGCTACAGCGATGTTGCCCTCTACATGTTGGCTGCAGCCTCGATGGACACCAACCTGCACAACCGCAGTGTCGGCGCTCCGTCCAATCTCGCGGCCCGATTGGCCTATGCCCGGCACGCTGTTCAGATTGAAATCCCAACCTTTGACAAGGGTGCCACCACCTACAATCAGTTGAACGCTTCAGATAAAGCAATGGCCCGCAAGGTCATGTCGCTGGCAGGCCTGCTGCGGGCCTATCTTGATGAGTATTCCAGGCTCGCTCCGAAAAAGAAGGATGGCAACAATCCCTGGAGTGGCAGTAAGGATGCAGCCAGTGCCTTGCGTGAGGCTTTGAAGTGGGGCGGCTATGGCCGGATCGTATCTCTTGAGGACAAGGCCCTGAATGCCTTTTTGACCGGGCGCGATACGTCCATCAATTCCAACATTGACGTTGGGGCCCTGGCTTACGACCTGGCTTCCGGCGGCTTCCCCGCCGACATTGCTCTGGCGATGATGGGCGACTCCATCGAAGAGCGCCGCAAGGTCTGGAGCAATGAGGAGTTCAAGGCAAAGACCAAGGAAAGCTCCGGCTTCCCGGATCAGGAAACGCTCTATCCGGCCGAGTTCTCCGAAGCTCTTGATGCACACCTTGTGCAGGCGATCATCGACACCTTCGGGCATGGTGATGCGCAGCATGTCTCTATCGCCAATAGGCTCTCCGAGAAGCCCACGCTCGATAATGCCAAGACGCTTTTGGCCGAGTCCTATGCCGACCCCGAAGATGTGCTGATGAGCATCGCCCGCTCCAAGCTATCTGTCGATGGCGAGAGTTTTGGAGCCAGGGACACCAGTGAAATCGTTGCCTTCACCGGCACCGATGGCATCGGCTACTCGCTCATCACCGAGGACCAGGCCGCGGCGAACCGTGAGGAATATCCTCCTCTGCGTGAGATGAAGATCAGTCAGGCCGACTACGCCCTTTTGCTCCTGGTCGAAGATATCGCGCCCGGCTCCTATGAGCTTGGAAAGTACACCGGGTCCAAGGATGGCCGCTCCGCGACCATCATGCTTGCCGGCCGCGAAGTCCCCGTGGAGTTTGGAGAGCGCGCGGTACTCACTGATTTCGGTGAGGCTTTGCTCAAAGCCGTACAGCGCCATCATGAGGAGATTTTCAAGAACCCTGCCATGTCCGAGGTACTGCGTAGCAAGATTGAACGAGCTATCATCAAGTATTCCGATGTTGGCAGGATGTACGGCCAGGGAATCGCCCAAGCCCTGCTTGGAAAGCTGCGGTCCAGAGGGGCGAAGTCCACGCATGCCTTGAAGGCCGACAACGTGCCGCATTACGACTTCCTGAAGGAGCGCGCCGACGCCATCCTTGGAGAGCTGACCGTCTTCGGCGGCCAGGTTCCGAGGGTGCAGTATCACGGCATCCGGGAAACAGGCATGACGTTTGCCCACAATCCGGCGACGAAAAATCTGCTGCAGCCCGAGCTGCTTCGCGGCATTCAGTCGGCCAGCCCGACCGAGTACGCCAACGCGAAGCTGCGCCTGGAAGGCGCCCTTGCCCTTGTGGACCGCTACGGCACCATCCACATCTTCCTGGGCCAGCATGCGACCAAGGAGGGAAGTTTCGACTGGGATGAATTCAACCGGACCATCTACCACGAGGGTATTGGTCACCTTGGTCTGCGCAAGCTCCTTGGCGTGCAGTACGAGGACTTTATGGTCGGCGTTTTCAATTCGCAGTTGAAGAATGACCGGAACGCCGTGGCCACCAGGCAGCAGCGGATCGAACATGCCGAGGAGTACATGGCCGGCCTGGCCGAGCAGGTGCGGATGGATTCCGCCGCTGGCCGGCCGACGAACAAACACATGGGCACGCTCATTGACCGCATTGCGGCCATGGTCGTCACTGCATTCCGTAAGCTTATGACCAAGTTGGGCTTCAGGGCAGAAGAGGCGGCCACATCCTTTGAGGTTCGTGACGTTTTGGCCCGGGCCTTCGCCGGGAGCCGCGTAGCCGGTCGCACGGGATTCTCTGCGCTTTTCTCGCCCGAGTTTATCCCCGGCGAGAATCTGCGGCGCTATGACGAGTTTGGAGAATACCGGGCCAATACCGCCGACACCTTGATGACCAAGCTGACAGACTATCTGCGCCGTTGGGATTCCCTGGAACGGTCGGTGCTCAACTATGAGGGGACCATCGCGCCGGAGGAGAACTTCATGTTCGGCCTGCGTACACAGAAAAGCCGTGTTGGTGGTCTGAGTGAATATGCGGCCCAATACACGAAGGAGTTCGAGCAGATCTTCAGGGGTCAGCCTTTCGATGTCGAGGATGCGGCCAATTTGGCACATGCTCTGCACGCCCTTGAGCGTAACGATGTCGGGCTGACTGCCTATCTTGATCGACTTGAAGGTCGCATGCGGGCGCGTTTTGACGACCAGGTCGCCTCCGGGATGTTTGCCGATGAGGCCGCCTTGGCCGCCGGTCGTCGTTCTCTTGAGGCGAGGATTAGAAGGATGAGATCCAAACGCTCAGAAGCCATCAGGTCTCAAAATTCTCCGGCGATATCGGGCATGGGCAATGATGTTGCTCAGGGATGGATCGATGCCTACATCGACGCCGGCTATATCCGTGAAAACGCTGACGGCACATATTCCGGTCGGCTGATGGACGCGGTCAACAAGATGGTCGAGACGAACAAGTTTGCTCTTGAGCTTGGTGTGCAAAGCGGCATCGTCAGCCAGGCGGCTTTTGATACCTTGCAGCAGACCTACAGGTATTTCGTCCCGATTCCCGGACGGCCCGATAGCATCCTTGGTGTCGGTCAGCAGTTCGACTTCCAGGGCGGAAACAGATTCAAATACGGTGATGCAAACCCGACCCTGATGGGTCTTCCCTATGATGAGCAGCGGACTACTGTCGGTGCGACCTTCGCCGGTCTGCGTGCTCGCATTGCTGAAATCGGGGCCAACCATACTAACAAGACGATCAACAATTTCATCAAGACACACGCCAATCCCACGTTGTTCCAGCGGTTTATTTCACGTGAAGAGATGGATCAGCTCATCGAGGATATGCCTGATACTCCCGCGACGACGGCCGAGGCCCAGCTTAATGCCAAGGGCATCTTCCTCATGCCGACACAGGTCAGCGTGATGAAGCGGGGTCAGGCGAAGGAGTTTGAGCGCGATAACGGCTACATCCCGGTCTACGAGGGTGGGCAGTTGCGGTACTTTCGGATTATGGATGAAGGGCTGCGTCGCGGCTTTGAATTCCTGAACAATCCGCCGCAGGCCGGCAGGCTCATGAAGGCTCTTGGTGTGGTTAATAGATGGCTCATCAAGATGAACACCTCGATGAACGTGGAGTTTTTCATCCCCAACACCTTCCGCGATCTTGGTGCGGCATTCAATACGCTTTCCATCCGACAGAATGTTGCCGGCATGGACGGCAAGGTCTTTGCCAAGCAGGTCCTCAAGACTGTCCCAAGTTCCATGAAGGTTCTCTACGCCCACAATTTCGGCAAGGACACGAGTGGTTTCAGCGAAGTGCAGCGCAGGCTTCTCGGGCACATCCCGGCCTTCGAGCAGTTCGGCGGAAAAATTCAGTGGGCCTATCTCGAGAGCGCCGAGGAAACCATGAATTCGATTTCTGAGTCTGTGCGCGTCCTGCAGGGTAAGGGATCGACGATGGAGAACGTCAGGGCGTTTTCGTCCAAGGTCGAGGCGCTTTTCAAGAATACCTCCGACATCTTCGAAAATAGTACGCGTCTTGCCGTTTTCTCTGCTGCCGTCGAGGCCGGCGCAAGCAATGAGGAAGCAGCTCTGATGGCCCGTGAGATCACCGTCGACTTCGACCGCAAGGGCGAGTTCGGCCAGGCCATCAATACGCTCTACATGTTCGCCAATGCGGGCATCCAGGGTACGCTTACCATCCTGCGCACCATGAAGAATAATCCCGGGCGTGCGGCGAAGCATCTTGGCGTCATCGTCGGCGCATCGCTTTCCCTGGCCCTGCTCAATGCCTTTGCCGGCGGCAGCGGTGATGATGATGAGCCGGCATACTTCGGCATCTCGGAGGAGACACGGAACAACAACATCGTCTTCATGCTGCCCGGCACCGAGCGGGCCATCAGGATTCCCATTCCTTATGGTTACGCGTTCTTCTGGGCAATTGGCCAGAATCTTGCCAACATGTTCATGGGGCGCGGGGATGCCGGTAATGCCAGCGCCGGCATTCTTGGATCGTTTCTGAACAACTTCAATCCTCTTGAGTCGGCGGCGAGTCTACAGAACTCCCACGGCTGGGTGCGTATGCTTGCTCCGACCATCTTCGATCCAGCTGTAGACATCGCCTTCGAGCGCACTCCGTTTGGGACTCCGCTCATGCCCACAAAGGTCTACGAGGACCAGCCGGATTCTTCTAGGTACTGGCGTTCCGTTTCTGGGCCGAGCAAGGCCGTAGCCAGCTGGCTCAATACAATCGGCGATGGCTCTGCAGGCGTCCCAGGTTGGTTCAGCGTCAGTCCTGAAACGCTCGATCTTCTTTTCGAGCAGGCCACGGGCGGCGTCGGAAGGATGGTCACAAGGACGACGGCCGCGGCGCTCTCGCCGGCCACAGGGCGCGATGTCAGCTTCAATGATATGCCCATCATGCGCAGATTCTATGCAAGTCCTGGTATCTGGGAGGATCGGACCCGGTTCAAGGAGAACTATGATGAGATTCATGGCGTCAACCGGACGCTCAAGAATCTGCAGGACAACGTCAAGTTGGCGCGCATTACGGGTCTTCGTGGTGAGGCCGAGCGGGACCTGGCCGCATTCCGAAAGGAGAACGCTGAGATTCTGTCCATGCGTCGAGCCGTCAATAATGTCTATAGCCGGATCAAGAATATCGATGAGCAGAAGAAAGCGCTTTACAAATCTGGGTTGTCCGATGCGGAAACGGCACCAAAGCTCCGCGTGCTTGATGACCGGCAGCGGGAGATTTTTTCCACCTTCAATCGCATGTATTATGACCGGATAGACAAATAATCGAAGAAGTTTGCCAAACCTGGCAAAAAGTGCGTATCCAGGGGTACGGACGGCAGGCTTCCTTCT